AAGTATTATTTTCTCTTTGTATACGTGAGAAGTTGCCCCTTGAGCTAATTCATAACCTTCTTTAAAAGCTTTCTTCTCAAATTCTCTACCAAGTTTTATAGCTGCCATTGATACGTGTTCATCAGCAGGTTTTGGCATAACAGCTAATTCATTATGATCTTTATCATAAATAACCCAGCAGTTATCAAATGTATCTTGAACCCATGTTGCGTAAGCGGTTTTTAAAGTAAGATCATCTAGTAGTAGTAATTCATTCATTCTTATTCCTCATTATGTATATGTAAAACTTGCTCGGTTGTCCCATATATGAACAAACCCTTCGTTATCATTTGCGTATCTTTCTACGATGTCACCATCAGCACCTACAAATTCAATTCTTAGAACTCGCCACGTAGCACTAGATGTTGCTTCCCCAACGGCTGCAAAACCTTTATATATGTAATCATTTACATCATCAAAATCTACTTCTTTATTGTAAGGCACTTCTAACTCCGCATCACCGCCACCAGTTGATCCTGCAACAGTATCTCCAGTAGGTAATTGTTCTATTTGGCCATTGATTAAAACTAATGGTCTTTGTTCAGCCATTATATTGACTCAAATCCAAATCCTAAATCATATGTAGTTTTTCCTACTATATCTTCTCTAGTTCCTAGAGATTGTAGAAAAAATGACTTAGAATAACTTTTATTATTTATAACTTTATTATTTTTGCACCAGTTTTTAATACCAGAACTTCCTGTATCAAGTTTTGCTGCTAAAGCGTTAGCTGATTCTTCTCTAAGTGAGTTGTATAACCAATAACCTCTAAACATACAATTATTTTTGCCTATATTATTAGTAGAATTATTCTTACACCAACTCTCACTCATTTTTATACCATGAGCTATACCAACTAAGTCATCATCACTATCAAAATCTTTTTTTGATATATAGAACTCTTCGTTAGTATTTTTATCTTTGCAAGAAACCATATTAGAGTTTCGTTTGCTTATTTCTATACAAATATCTTTACTATGAGTTTGTCCTACAGTAGTGGATATAAGTTCTCCACTAACGTATCTGCTATCATTTACATTAACTAAATATGTAATCCCATTAATATCCCTAACTGAAACTTTTCCAGTATTATTTCCAACTAACTCTCTTGATAAGAATCTAGGATCATCATTACGTATATTAATTATATTTCCATCTTTATCAATAGCATTAAATCTATTTTTAGTAGTTTTGACATTATCTCTAGGATTATGTCCACCCAATGATAAATTATAATTATCATCTTTAGAAATGAATTCTTCATCCACGATTTCGATTTCTTTATTATTCATGTCATCAAAATTATCAAATATGAATAATATATCTTTTCCGAAGTTTTCTTTACCGTATTTATTTACAGCATTAGATAGATATGTGCCAGAACCTATATACGAATCATTCTCATCTTCTGTTATATGCTGACCAATATAAAACTTACCGTTTATTAAATTGGTTGTTTTATATATGGTGTATTTCATCATGCAAGTTTTATAGAATTTGCAGGTTCGAATGCAATTGAAGTATCACTTACAGCACGTCCAAGACGTTGAACCATATTTCCTGAACCTGTAGGAACAGTACTTGTAGATTGACCTGCTGTTGTTGATAAGAAATGAACGTTACCGTCATCTAATCCTGAAAGAGCATTATTTGTACCTTCAAAATATACATTAATAAAGTTACCTGATGTTACCGCTGCAAGAATAAACCCATTAACTTCTTTTCCTTCTGTAGTAGCATCTGCTTTACGTACACGAGGGTCTAACGCTACACCATCATAGTAAACGTTTACGAAATCTCCAGCATTCATGTTTTCAAATGCAATAAGAGAATTGATATCATCACCAAATCCTGTAGGAAGCATAGAAGCATCTAATTTACCAGAAGCATCTAACGAAGGTATTTGATCTTCTTTTCCTGCACCGCCAGATTGAGTAGATATTGATTCTTCAATATTACCTGTTGTTGTATTAATTTTTAAAAATTTTTCACCAGCCATGTGGATTTACCTGTTTTATGTTAGTTATAGTACTATTTATATATTTACACTGATAATACGATAGCGGTTTTTATATCGACTACCATACTTGTCGTAGAAGTTGGATAACCTACTTGTAATAAGAATCCTGTACTTGGAGCTGTTTGTGTCATCAACCCATTAGCGGTCAAGAATATTGGTTTATCTAAAGTCCAACTCCATGAACCTTCTGATACCTCACCGCTTATTGTAACATTCACCGCTTCACCAGAGAGAACCGCTTGTGTGGTAATACCTGTTACTATAGATGAATGTGATGCTACTGTATTATCCGCATATGCTATCTGAGATCCGAGAGCAACAACAATTCTATGACCACCTAAATCTTCAGCAGCAACACCGCTAAATACAGAGTTATCATTCGTTATATTATTTGTTACAGGTTGAAGAACTTCTTGAAAAGTGAGATTAATATCATCTGTCGTATCAGATATAACTACATTATCTGTAGTATCTTCTTTTACTATTACACTATCTGTAATTTCACTAACTGATACTAATAGATCACCATCAGTTACAGTGATAATTTCTGTCACATCAGAAATTTGTGACGGATCGGTAGGATCTGTTATTGTAAATTGATCTTCTTGATCTGTAAACGTTTGCGTAGTCATATAGACTATTTATCCGTTATTATACAGTAACTTTCGTAAGGCCAGGTACTACTGTAATTTTATCTTTATAGTCTTCAATAGGAGGAAGAATAGTTTTTATTACAGGAGGATTTCCACCTTTAGAAACTTGTACATCATAATAGTATTTTCCTGGTGTTATATCATAGCTCGTAGATGAGTCTAATGTAATATAAACTAATCCGTTTAATACATCATCAAGAGCATCATCGCCAGCGGTTGTAGAAACCTGTGCTATGATAGTAGAAGCATCAAGCTCTGTTTTCATAGTAAACCAGAATTTCCATCCAGTAATATCTACACCTGTACCGTACTCAATTTTGATAACTTTAGAGTCACCTTGTCTAAAATCTGTAATATAATCGCTCATTTTTATTTCTTCTGTTTAGTACGAGTGTTAGTTTTTTTATCTATAATAAATTTATCGCCGTTTGCTTTTGTAATACTTATATCACCGCTTTTATTATTCACAATAAATTTATCACCTATATCGGTATTTATATTAATATCATTGGTTTTTTTATCTACAGAAACACTTACATTTGAATAGTTTTCAATTTCATTATTAGTTATATCTAATGATAAAGATAATTCTAAAGATGTAGCTACTCTTTTTGTTTCACTCAGAAGAATTTTCTTTGACATCATCTATTCTTCTTCTTCTTCGATTTACCCTACGTTCTTCAATTCTGTATGGTGTTTGGTAAAAACAGTTATTATTATTAGCACATAATATTAATCGTCTAAATGCAGCAGGAAAGTCTTCTTCTATCGGTTTACGATATACTAATCCATGCTGCCATAATATATTATTAATTTTAGGATCTTCTATACTTGTTACAAATAATATAGGTATATTTGGATATTTTTCATGTATATCTCGTGCTATACTAATACCACTAGCATCAGGTAATACAGAATCTAATATAATAGCTTCTATATTTTGTCCTTCACGATTTATTTCATATAGAGCAGCTACACTAGTATTCGCTACAATATATTCTACGTTTTCACGTTCTATAATAGCTTCCATATAATGTAATACTTCATGGTCTTCCTCAATAACGAGTATTGAACCATTTAGTTTACATGGTGATAGTGTACCATTACATTCCATTGGTTATTGACCTTTATCCTGCTTTTTATCTAATTTAGACTCAATCGAATCGAGTTTAAGAAACAAAGCATCAGAAAGACGTTGTAAGTCTTCCTTCATAACATAATATGTTGGTAAATTGACATTTAACGTATTTATTTCTTTAGACAAAATTTTGTCCTGTTTAGTAAGATTATCTAATTGACTAAATAATCTATTAACCACGAATCCACCTGTGAACGCTATTATTGCTACTGCTATATTAAATAGTGTTTGGAAGGATACTACAGCATTCTGTGGATTTAGATTTTGTACTGCGTGATTTATAATTTCTGCTTCCACTATCAACCCTTTATTTTTAAATTTTATTGTTATTATTATTTATCAAAAAGGTAATATAATTTATTCTACCAACAACCATTCCAAATCAAATAATATTGTTGGTTTAATTGATATATTACTTTGTTCTAATTGAGATATATTAATCTGATAATCTTCAATATTTTCTAGTACTTCTTCATTATGTAATTCGTTTACCTTTTCATTAAACTGTTCTACATTTTCAGGTAGTACTTGATATACACCTGAACCATCATCTAATTCTTTACCTAAAGATGTATATAAATCATTTACTTTTTTCTGATATAAAGCTTTAATCTCATCATATTCTTTCAATACCTTTTTAATTTTTATACTTGTAGATATTGAAAGTTCTTTATTTGATAATTCTAATAATGCTTCCCCACTGTTAATAACTTTTTCTAGCTTCATAATATATACCTTATATTTATTTAATTAATTTTACTTTAATTGAATCCTTTCCGAGTGGATAGAATATTTTACCTTTTCTAGCTTTGTAGAATACTTTTAATAATTCATCAGTTTCTATAGGTTTTTCAGGTAAATCTAACAATTTAGTGTGTTCTTTCTCATTATCAAGTTTTTCGTTTTTCTTGACAATACCTTTATTTATGCTTACAATACGCTCATATTCTGATAAAATACTTGCATAGTTATGGTCTAAAGTACGTATTAACCAGTCTTCGCTAGTATTACTCCATACTTTACCATTCGATGATCTTTGAATTTTCATATTATTTCTCTTTTATTAACTATTCATTACAATATATCTATTTATGCACGTTTTAATGGCAATAAATAACATTATTATCCAAATTTAGTGAAATAATGCTTGACACGCATATTTACCTATTATATAATAGAATCTGAATTGAGAGAAGAACTTATTATGAGTCTATTACTTAATATATCTTATCTTATTATTTATCACAAACTAATTGACATATAATTATATTTGTGATATACTATTATTATCAATATAATTAAATATTAACTTAGGAGTAATATTATGAAAAAAATTATCTTAACAACAGTTTTATCGTTAGCTGTAGCTTTTCCAGCTTTTGCGGAATTTAACAACCGCCTAGAAGGTAAAGTATTAACAAGCTATGGTTATAAACAAACAACTACATATACTGGTGATGCTACTGTAGCAATCGACGCAAATACATCTGATAATGTACGAGTTGCTGGTTCAACCATCAATATTAGTTATAGTATTGTTCGTAGTAATAATGTGAAATCACGTACACCATATAACCAACGAGGTATTTTGGACACTCGCATTAAAATTGCAATCGAAGAAGCTATTGATAGTACATTTGCAAAATATGATATTAACTATATCAAGAAAAATACACAAGATGTATTTGAAGAAGTGATGGATACTGCACAAGGTAATGCTGACTTCGCTAATCCTGGATTACGGATTAATCTTACAAAACTATCTTTTAGATAGAAAAATCGGTAGCCAAGGACGGCTTAATACCAATTAATACATTTGATTTTCTATTATATACAAAATCAAATGTATTAATTGGTATTTCATATGGATAATCAACATGTTCTACTCCACCAGGAATATAAACAAAAATACAATTAGTAATTTCTTTTACTTTTTCTCTAAGAGATTCATAAGGACATATTAAAGAAACTATAACAATCTTACCTTGTTTTGACAAATTTAATGCAAGTCTAGCAACTCTAAGATTATGTTCTTCCCTATCTTCTTTACTTAATCCCAAATCAATTGATATTGATTCCCTCATTTCATCACCATCAAGTATTATCACATCATAATAAGAAGCGATAATATTTGCTAATGTGGTTTTACCTGAGCCTGAATTACCTGTTAACCAGATAATCATTATAACATCTCACCTGTTGATAGGTTATATGTTGTATGAGTTTGTACACTTATTGAAATTCTTTCCCATAATATCATGTAAGAGTTCTCTATCTCACTATCAATTAGATTATGTATAACTTCTTTAGCTAATTCTAATTGTTCACCTGTTTCGTCCATAAATAAATGGTACGTGTATATTGTGTTATTTTGTGGATCTTCTTTCACAACTTCTCTATAATCACCATTGATAAGTTTATATGTATCTAATGTTGCTTTTGCATCAGGGTCTATTTCAATAGAAGTGATGCTCATATCACTAGGAAGTTTTTCATATAGGTATTCATTTACACCATAATCAATTAGATTATTAGCTCCAGTATCCTCACTCAATTGAGCAATTGCATCAGCTCTTTTTTGTACATCATTACCTTTACCGATATGTCCAGTAAGACCATCACCTTTATCTAGTGCTCTATAGCTTTTCCAAGAATCTCTACTCCACGGCTTTCTATAACCAAAATCTTTTTTCATGTTATTATTTTCTCATATCCAAATAAATCGAATAGTTTATCATCAGCTTTAATAATTTTTTCAAGATCTTCTTTAGAAGCATTTTGTGAGGGATAACTAACATTATCTCTACTAAATTCTGTTACACCTAATTCTGGTAGTTTAAGCATCTCTATAACAATATCTTTTTGATCTTCAATTCTGTATGTTGTTGATCCAAGAACTCCAATACCTTTGATTAATAGTTCATATAAAGAGCCATTAAACTTAATATCACTGAGTTTTGTAAGATCGCCTATAATTGCTTTCCACCAATCGTATGTTCTATGACTTAACATTATATCTCTAAGAATTTCAAGTTTTTCTGGATTATTCTTAAAAAATCTAGGTAGATTAGTTGCTCTATCTATAAAAGTGTGAATATCAACAGTTACACCGTTCTCTAATAATAGAACTGCATTAAGTGGTGTGTTATAATACGACATTTCCTTGTGTTTTTTACAACTCCATGTGTACCAAGATATGTACCATGTAAGCGGGTTTCTTACTAATGAAACAACTGGAAAGTGTTTGAACTCATCTGGTAGAGTATTTAATGAATTGTGTGTGCTAACATACTGTATGTCATACTTTCTATATTTCTCTACGGTATTACCCATAGATGTGCCTGCACATTTATGTAAATGTAGAAAAATTGTATCATCTATTATTAACATTCAAATTCATCTATAGAACCGTGATACCATTTTCTTCTATTATTGAATTGATATCTTGATATCTCTTTTCTAATGCTTCATTATATTGTTTCATAGTTTCTTTAAAAAGTTTTGAGCTATGTTTATCTTCTCTTCCCTGTCTAGGAACTTTAGAAATAATTTCTTTTAAGTCAGAGTCATGTTGCAACCCAAGATGTTCAAATATTTTTCCTGTGTCATTTAAGATCGTATCTTTAGTGAGAATAACTAAATTCAACTTACCTTCATTATGTAATTCCACAATTCTTTCAAAGTCATGCATCATTAGAATATTATCAACATTTTGGTGTAACTTTATACCATCATTCTCTAGTTTATTAACTCCATAATAATGAGCAACACAATTAACCATCGCATCATTTATATCTTCTGAAGGTGTGAATTTACTTAAAGATTCTCTGTGTGTTATAGAATATATTCTTTCTTCATATGGTACAAGTGGAAACAATACTGTATATTTAATACCTTTCATTTGAGTGTTAAATGTTTCTATCGGTGATGGTACAAACTCTTCATTTACTGAAAGAAATGGCGCAACATAATATAGTTTACTATCATCATAGTGTTTATGTATATTTTTAATTTCGCTTAATCCATATTGGTTAGGCTTTTTAATTCTCCCTAAAAGAAAGTCAGAATAATGCTCATCTAATATTGGTTTAAAAATTGCAGATAATATTTTTGTATAAGATGCAATCGTATTATATTTTAATACTATCAATTACTTTCCTTTATCTGACTATATTGTGATTTCAATATTTCATATCCGTAAATTGATGATAGTAATTTATCTGGTGTTTGTACATACCCACCATTCTCAGTTATTGTAATTGTGTTTTTTATTTCTTGTTCTAATTTACCATTTCCCCAGAAATTTGAATCATCAAGAATATCTATATTTCCACATTCTATATATTCCCGTTTACCATTTCCCCAGAAATTATGTTCTAGTTTACTTTTTTTAATTTTAACTTCAAACTTATCACTAAGTTTATCAATTGCCATGTTAGATACCTTAATATCTATATCATTGTTGAATGGAAATAACCCCCAGCCAACTAGTGCTGCTGAACCAATTAAAAGATAATCATCGCTTACATCTAAATCTATAAGTTCCTGATAATGTTGGATTCTTTTTATATCAAATGATAATTCATGGTTTATGAAAGGAGGATACCATATTTTTGGATATGGGTAGTTTGGTTTATTACATATATGTTCATCTTGTATAGTTTCACCAACTTTATATCCTACATGTTTATATTCATCACACATATGCCATGTTCCATTAGGTGATACATGCACTCCATGAGTTTTGTGTGGACAACCATCAAAACCAACTTTAGCTCTACCACCTTTCACTATTAAATTTTTAGGTGTATATCTAATTCCATATTTTCTAATGAAAAGATCTTTTCTAGGTTCAGTAAATAAATATTTAGTTCTCTCTTCTATTGGGTCATGATACTCATCTAAAGAGAGAACTACTGTAAGAATATAGGACTCACTATACTTGATAAGCTTAGAAGTAATATCATAATCGCTACCATTAGTTGTTATATGTGCTCTTGGAAACCCTTTTGCAAAGATTAAATCTATAATATCAAAAAGGTTTCTATGTAAAGTTGGTTCGCCGCCTCCAATAAATATTGTTTCATTTTTATCAGCAAACTCTAGATTATGTTCTACATCTTCTAGAGTCATGAAGTCTTTATTTCTTTTATGTGAGTTAGCTATACAGAAACTACATGCAAAATTACATTTATTTGTTATTTCTAGATACAATTAAGTTCTCCAATAAATTCTAGCTGCGCCACTTTTTCCTGCTCCACCATAGTAACCAGAAATAACTTTCCCACAACCTCCTCCTCCAGCACCAATATTGATTGCAGCACTTCCGCTACTATCCGTTCCACCAGCACCACCAATACCATAAGGGGATGAACCAGAACCACCACCACCACCAGAACCACCTGCATCACCAACATTAACCCCTTTTGCAGACACTTCTGGAACGTTCCAAGACTCGTCTAAGATATTATCCACCGCACCTGTGCCATATGTTGAAATCAAATTAGTTGTAAATTCTCCACCATCTCCACCATCTCCACCACCATTCACACCAGTACCACCATAACCAGTATTGGTGTTATCTCCATGTGAACCATAACCACCACCTAATGATGATATAGTTTTTACAGTGGTTGTGCCACCGCTATTTCCATCGGTTGCCTGAGTGGGGCCGCCACTACTACCACCAGTACCACCCGTCCCAACTGTTACTGTTACATTCTCGGCTGGAGTTACTACTACAGTTCCAACTACAAATCCTGAAGCTCCACCACCGCCACCGCCTATACCATAGAATTGGCTGTAAGCATCACCATCAGTAACGCTACCACCACCACCACCACCACCACCACAAGCAGCAACTAATATTTCAGTTACACCTGCCGGAACTACAAATGTTCCTGATGAATCGAATTGTTGTACGTTATTCCAGTATGAAATTTCTGTTGGACTAACGTTAGATAATCCATAGAAATCAGATAGAGATAGAATACCACTAGCAGGAGCACCGCCAGCACCATAAAATTCACTCATACTATGTGGAGCAGTATCTTCAAATTCTGTCGCTACATCTCCTATAGAAATTATTCCTGAAGCTGGCAAAGTCATTATTTAGTTTCCATATTTTCTACTTTCATATTTAATTCCTTTATTGCTTCAACTAATAATCCTACCATATTTCCATATGCAAGTGATAACATACCGTTATCATTTTCACGTACAACTTCTGGTAAAATCTCTTTAACTTCTTGAGCAATCAAACCAGACTGTCTTTGTTTTGTATCAGTACGAGAATAAGTACAACCATTTAAACTTAAAACTTTATTAAGTGCGTCTGTTATATTATTTATATCTTTTTTTAATCGCTTATCAGAATACGCAGTTACATCACCACCAGCGGTTAAATCACCAGTGCTAGGATTAAATGTAAGCTTAGTGCTAGAAACTTTTGTAGCTAGATTTCCACTCGTACCAGATGCAAACTCTACATAGTGTGTTGCGTTTGTAGTTGTATCATTTGTAATTGCCGCAAGTGTTGACGCAGCCGCTGTTGCAGATGTTGTTAGTAAAGCAAGATTAGAAATAAAGTTAGCTTTTGTCTGTCTCTGTAGTTTTCCATTATCAAATTCAACAATAACATTAGTTGGATTAGTCGAAGCGGCGGCTAATGACATATCTATAGTTCTGCAAAAAATATCTCCACTAGCATCTCTTTGAGCAATTGTGTTAACTGTAGAAGATTTACTTGCTAATTGTCCATTTAAGTATTGTACTGATATTCCAGATGTTGGGCCGTCTACAGTCAGTAACGCTGTTAAAATTTCTGCTGCTGATTGATCCGCAGTTGCTCCAGCTTCAATACCTAATATAGATCTTGCTGTTGTTGCTGATAAAACTTCTGGGACACCTGTTGTTGCTGTATTTCTACCTATGAAAGAAGCGGTAGCTATATCAGCCATTTGTGCAAGTGAAATAGAGTTATTAGCTATACGTGCTGTAGGAAGTGTTCCAGATGTTAAGTTAGTAGCACTTTGATAAAATGATCCTTCTTGACCATCTAGTAAATCTGCGTCTAATGTAGAACCTGTACCATCATTACCTGCGTGCCAAGTTTTATTACCATTAATCTGTACTTCACCACCAATAGCATTCAAGGATAATATTTCAGCAACACCATTGTTGCGACACATAATTTCATTGCCGTCCATAGCGATATTAACACCACTAGATATACCTATTTGGAAAGCATGTAATGTAGAAGCTAACGTAACATCAGTAATATTTTCTAATCGTAATACAGCAGCACTATCTATTGTTAAAATATCACCTGTGAATATATCATCAACATCACTACGTAAAAATTGATCACTAGTTATACCACCAACAGTTACAGCAGAAGCTTCTTGATATGTAGGATTTAATCCTGCTCCATTACTTGTAAGAACATATCCTGTTGTACCTATTGCGGTAACATGTACTGGACCAGCACCGTTTCCTATTACAACACCATATTGACTTAGTGTATTTACTCCTGTACCACCATTAATAACTTCTTTTACTAATGATTCAGTACTTCTAAATTGATTACCAAATGCTGATTCTGTAATATTTAAAAATGTACTAGCTTGTTTTATTATAATACGCCCAACCATTACACCCAATTCATCTAATTGAGGTGGTAGATCTGTAGGTATTACTTCTATTTGAGCATCGTTAATAGAGTCATATTCATTTTGTCCATATAGCACATATAACTCATCTGAGTTAGAACCAATTTTTAAAAATACCCAATTAACAACATACTTACCAGCTGTGATTGTGTCTAATGTACCTGTACCTAAACCATCATAGTTTATATTACTAATAACAGTTGCACTAGTCTCTGTCCATCCACCAACACCATCTCTATAATAGTATTCAAAAGTATCAGCAGCAGCGGTATCATATGCATTATGTGAATATTTGTTTAATCCACGATAGAATTCACCACTAAGTAATGATACCTTACGTGTGTTAGTACCACTTTCTGATATTTGTGTACCACCAATAACATGCTTGAACCCTTCAGTATCAATTAACATATTATTAAGTTTATTATGTTGATCTACTATTTCACTAGTAGCTTCTAAAATAGTTAAATTATTTCCTTCACGAGATATGATAGCAATTAAACATACATCATTATTATTAATTGTAGCAGATGTAACTATTGAACTTACAATAGGTGTACCAGCATTGTAATCTACGTATACATAGTTTAAATCGTTATCTGTTAGAGTAACATTTGGTTGAGCATCTATCGCAACACTAAATAATTCAGAACCTTCCGTATTATTAAGTCTTAATAATGCTTCACCTAATGCAACATCAATAGTACCATTTGCATTATCCGTGATCGCGCAACCGCTAAACACACCTGCACTATCAATATAATTAAATATATCTCGTAATGTTTGTACTTTATCTGGTGTACCTACTTTATTAATATTAACTATATCAATAATATCATTAGTACGTGTACGCCAATCAAGGAATGTAGTTCCTAACGCTACCTGTGGGATTGTAGACATCTATTATATCCTGTATTAATCTTTATTATTATTTATCAGTTGATTAACTAACGTAGTTAATTGTGCAACCTGTTTTCTTAATGTTTTTATTTCATTATTATTAATATCATTTGTTAATGCTTGACGTTTTCTACGAACGGCTTGTTGATATTTTGCTTGATCATTAAAAACAACAGCACCAGAGTTACTATCTCGTACCGCATCTTCATTTTCAACTTTCAACCCTTTATTACTTTTTGGTGTTTTATTTTTTTTAGCCATTTTAGTATCCTTATTAGTATACAGCTATTGATCTAAATGATTTACAACGTGGGTAAACCAATTCGCTATTAGTTAACAATTCTATTTTAATTGAGAAAGAAGAGAACTCATCAATAATTGCTTCTTTAGGTTTAAATGTTGTTTCAACAAAATCGAATTCATCAGCACTTTCAACAGTCTCAGCAGTCATTTCACGCCAAGTTTGTTCAGCATCAACAACTAACGCATTTGTAATATTTGTACTAGGAATTAATAACCATATAGTATTATTAGTGCCAGGAGTTGTACCTGTATCACCTGTTAGATTTTCATACAACAGTCCAGCTTCCCATACATGTTGACCTACCGTATAACCAGTTCCAACGTTCCAAGTTTCAAGGAATGTAATATCATTAATAAGACAAGCAAATATTGTTTGTCCAGATAGACCTGCTGGGTCTACTAATTTACTACTATCCGCAATACTCTTTAAGTAGTATCTATCATTTGCAACATCTACTTGTGAGACTATAGCAGAAGTTTCTTGTGAGACTACGTTAGAAGCTGTAGTATCGTAGTAGAAATAAACAGTCTCTTCATCAAAATTAGTTTGTTCTTCACCATTAGTTACAGGTACATAACGTGGTTCATATGTTCCTGTTTTAAAGTATACTGCAACATCAGTCCCAGATGGTTTATTAGTATCTATCAACACTTTTAAATCATCAGAAGGATTAGCTAAGTTAGTAGAACGTGTAATATACGTTCCTGCTACTTTATATGAAGCACCATCATTAGGAGATACAACACTATATGTAGATAATTCTGTAGCAATTACAACAGAACTCGATGAATCTAATGATATAACAGGAGTTAAATTATTTTTACTTGTTTCCATTGTACCAAAAACTTGTATCTGATCAGCACCACCACCGCTTGTTAGAGTCTTTAATGAAGATAAATCTACATCTTCTTTATTTTCAAATGTAATTACATCATCACCTAAGTATTGGTATGATAATGCTAAATTAGAAGCATCAGGAGTTATATTCTCAATATCAAACATATTTGTAGTTACTAAAGCAGGAGAAACAAAACTCGATACATCTAATTCCATTGCATATGTAGAAGATACACCAGTATCAAATACACAACGATTCATTTCAAACATAATATCACGTTCTTGATCCGCAGTCCATGTAGAACTATTTTGAGATTTGAACATTACACCTGTATATGGTTGTTTATCAATACGATTAGTAGTACCAATTTTATTATCACCGATTTTAGCAATATATACTTCATATTCATTTGAGTTAGAAATTAACATAAATGAATATTCAACAGCATCTTGTAAATAAACAGGATCACTAAATGTAAACTTAGTAGCTGTTACAGGACTTGTTTCATTGCCTGTAGTAGTTATTGAAGTTGGATTTAATGTTACTTCTGAGTAAGGTACAATAACTTGTGAAGGGTAACCATTATCATTTTCAACAATACGTAAAGTAATTGGTACACCAGATGTTAAAGGTTTACCTTTAAACCAAATATCTATATCAGATACGAATACTCCACCCTCTCTATCAATCAAGAAAGATTCTGCAATAGGATCTGACCAAACTGTTCGTAGAAGACGACTAGTAGTTGATACAGAAGTAACAACACGAGATTGTGATACTGTCTGTCTAACTAATTCTGGTTTAGTAACTGATAAAATAGTACGGCGTTTATGTTGACGTAATCCACTAGCAACATATGTACCTTCTGATGAAGTTGTTGGATTACTAGTACTGTCATCAGCAAATCGTAATATACGTTCACCTGTTCTGAATTTATCAGAAGGTATAGTAAATGTACCTGACATAGCACCATTAATATCAGTAGTAAGATTTGTACAATCAGCACTTACATCAACACCATCGAAATATGCTATAATAGTAGTATTAGGTTTCATTCGTGTAGCAGTATATGATATAGCGCGTGAACGAATCCAAGGTATAATAGTAGTATTAACTACATTATCACCTAAATTCTTTCTAGTAGTCTTAGGACGAACAACCATACGAGTACCAAAACGAGTCTGTCCACGTCTTGTATTAGTAATAGTTGTTTGTGTTGTTCTTCTATTGCCCCAATTTATTCTAGTGGTAGTAAATGTTCTACGTGAAACACCAACCCAATTAGTTCTCCACCATGACCATTGAGTACCAAATGCAGCAGCTTCTCTACGAGCAGTAGCCCAATTAGCATTACTATCATCTTCATTAACTAATAGATCAGGTAATCTTGTTGTATCTACCCAATTATCAATTGAAGGACTTAACTTAATAGTACCTTCCCATACAAATACATTGTAAGGATTTACATTAATAGTTTCAGACGCTAATAATTGTGAAATAAGAGGAGTTGTAGTATAACTTTTAGTAACAATGTTATCATGTACTGTTATATTAGATGAGTTAGTAGCATCATGTGATAAATTAATACTATCAATTAAGAACGAAGGTCTTAATTCTTCTTCTATAGGATCTACAGCACAACGGTAATCTACATTATATACATCACCAACATCATGACCAGTAAACTTATCTACTAAAATACCATTTTTAAATTTATCAAAACCATTCTTATCTGTAATGCGTAAATCTTTAGCGTTTAATTCTAATAGATTCATTGCTGTATAATATTCAACATTTTCTAATCTACGCTCAAGTTCACCAATATCTTCCATTGTGTAACGGCGAGTATCTTTTAATTCTATATTAACTTCTTCTGGGAATGATGTATAAGGAGAAAGATATAAAGTACTTATAACCATAGCACCATCTGGTTCTTTAGGATGGTCAGCTATTAATTCTGGAACACCAGTAATTGTACCAAAGTTTCCATAAGGGTCTACATATACTTTATCAATACGTGGTATGTAATAAGAATAATCTGTAGTTATAGTATCACTAGGGATAAGTAAATCTGTACTACCTTCACTCACACTACGTCTGAAATCAAATGAATCACGTAAATTATAATATACACCTAACGTAGATGTGTATGTAGGAATATAACCATAAAAATCATCGTATGGTAAACCAGTTCGTGGGTTTATAGTAGTTGCATTAGCAGCAGGAGTTATATAAGATTCTACATCAAAGTAATCACCTAGACCACCATGAGCAAAATATAAATATGTTATGGTATGTGTTTCAGAAGCAGTTAATCCGCTTAGTTTTCCATAATCGTAGAAATAGTCATTTTGACCACTATCTAATATAGCGTTTTCTGTTACGTCTGTATTAGTTCCAGCTGGGTCTTCAAATACAGATACGATATCGTAAACATCAACATGAGATAATGCAATCTCACCATTTGCATCAGTTGATACACTTGACATTGTACCTTGTGTTAATGTTTTTGTTTTACCATTTGCATTTTGTTTAGTAATTCTATATGTTATGCTATATGAAGCATCAGGTAAACCACCTGTATCCGTTATAGTAAGAGTTTCACTTGATGCACCAGATATAACTGCTGAGTAACCTGAACTTGCTTCAAACGCACCATCAACCCCTGTAATATACATAACAGGATTTGACGCGAATCTCTCATTAGCACCAGCACTAATAACAGCACTACCACCACTAATAATTATTGTACCTGTACGTGTTACTTCGTATGTAGTAGAATTATCTACAATGGCAGCTATATAATCATTTGGAGTACTGAATACTAATGGTTTAGTATCTTTACCACTTAAAAGAGGTACACCATCGTACAATTCAATATTCATGAAATTTCCTGGTGTTGCAGATGATCTAATAGATCTTACTGAACTGAATATTGATTCATACTTATCTAATCCTGATATGTAAAGTCTTAACTTACCACCACTATTTTGTATAGATAAAATACGTCCAGAACCTAATACATCACCAGCACCATCTACACTAGACATTAATTCTACAGTTTCTTTAGCATCTATATCTAATGTACCATTTACATTAGTAGTTGTACTATAATCAACTTCGGTATAAGGCCCGTAAGGAGTTGAAGATATAGCATTAAGTTTAGAAACAGAAGTTCTTGATCTATCAATATTTACTGTACTAGGAGAAACAGATTCTACTTCGTAACCAAGTACGTAAGCTTTTCCTGGGTCTACAATAACAGCAAGTTTATCTGCATCAGTTGCATGGTCTGTAACTTTAACATTAAACACGTCAACACTATAGTTACCAGATTCATCAAATGTTCTACGCGCAAGAGTATCTAAAATAACAGAATAGTCAACTAGTTTTTGTTGCTTTGTTATTTCACCACTTACGATTTCTACTATAGATATGAAATTATTATCTGGAGTCTCAGCACTTTCGTAAGAATCTAAATCTAAAGTAATTTTGTAACGATCACCACCAGGGGCATTGAAGTTATATGAACCATTAGCGGGGTCATTAAGTGTAGTATCATCAGCGATAGTACTTACACTTTCTACAACAGTATAACCAATCTTATGAGTAGTACTTACATTTTTAGGTTCTACTACTTTAGTTTGTGATTCTATAATAACAAAATGACTGTTTACGTAAACAATACCTTTTGATACATGAGCTAATGTACCAAATAGTTTAGAACCAGTAGCAGTGATAACAATATTATTAGCTTGCACACCACCTGTAATAGTAACTTCTTCTGAGTCTGAGAATTCTCCACCAGCAAAGTTAATAAACAATATGCGATTTGTAGCATCATAGTTATCAATAGTAGCAATTGCACCAGAAGAGACACCAACTAAAGATTGACCTATCCATGTATCATCAATACTGATAGCAGTAGCACCAGCATCTAACGCTTCTAATTCAATACAAGTTTTTTCTGTATCTACTGTAATTTTAGCATCTAATACAGAAGAACCATCATTGAATATATGATTACCGAATTTAGTAACTTGATTTTGTAAAATAGTTTGAGCTTGAGTTAATTCTCTTGCTTGAACAGCACGACCTGGATTAAACAAAATACGTAAGTAATTTTTGTCTTCATCGTAATCATCGTAATAAGGAGCAACTGCACCAGAATCTTTATATGCCATTTATATTTTCTCTTTTATTTTTTTAACTTTGTAATTCTTATATTTATCAACTTTTCCAGTGGATAGTTGACACATAGAAGGATAGTTTAATTTATTTTCTTTACAGTATTCTTTTAAATTGTTAATCTCTTCTACATTACCATCTGGTTTTGTGATGATATATGATTTAATACCATTCTTCTGTCCTTTACGAGATTCACTAAGTTTTTTCTTAGCTGAATCAGACATAGGTACACCTTTATTCCAAGCTTTCTGTCCTTTATTAGATTCACTTATTTTCTTTCGTGTTTCTTTAGAACGTTGTTTACCCCAGTTAGGATGTTTATCACCTGATCTTAATCCCATTAGAGACTCACTGTATCTTTGTTTAGCTTCTTCACTCCACTTCCAACCTTTATTATTGGATCTGTCTGTACCATACATAGGATTATTTTTACCAGAAACTTTTTTACTTATACGCTTCTTTGTTTCTTCTGTATGAAATACAACTCCATCTGTACCACCTTCATCCATGTTATAACCACTATTGAAAGTGTTATATTCTACTACAAAGTGTTTCTCCATAGCTTTTAAATAATCATTATCTTCTTCTAATAAATTATATAATACATCAAATTTAAAATTATCAATACCATATTTTCTTATCGCTCTTTGTATCGCGCCATGAGGTATTCTAACAGTACTCTTTATTTTATAATCATACCATCTCTTTTGTACACCTCTACGAGTAAGTCCAACGTATTGCTTTTCGTTAATCGTGTTGGTTATAATGTATATTTGATATTTAGACATATAATTTTTCCTCTTATATATCTATTTATATAAATAGTAGAATTATAATACAGGTTTAAAACTGGAGCACCGTCTGAACTACTTCCGTTTGATTTGCTGCGCGGGTAACCGCAAATTTATTATCAATATGCAATACATTACCTGTATTAGCTGTCACACCAGCAGCACCAACTGTAGTTGCTGCTAATCTATCTACACCACCACTATCTAAAGGATTGCTTATAATCGCTGTCTGGCTGTATGAAGTACCAGAAGAACCAAGATCAGGTTCAGTATCATCTAAAGTAACAAGAACTAATATATACTTACAACCTAATGTATATACAGCTTGATCATCACGTTTTGTATCACCTACATCAATGAAATCGCCGTAGTTAATTGGCATCCAAGTATCGTTTAATAAATTATCAATAACTACTTGAGGTAATTCATATAGATATTGCCATGTATAACCATCACCAGCTGTAATAAGTCCATCTACATCTTCAGAAAGTAATACAGGTTCTTGTGTACTTGTACCACCACCTACCACAGTACATTCATATACACGATATTCACTATTCATAACATAGAAAGAAGAGTTGTAAGATGTAGTACTTGAAGTATCTAATATAACGTAAGTATCACCACTAACCCAATTAATACGAGGAACAACAGGAACAGTACGTGTAGAATCAATAAGTTTCAAACCAATAACAGTAGACCAGAAGTTTGTTTCTTCATCTATCGTGTCAGTAAGTGCATCAGGATTAGCTGGGTCACCCCAACCTGCCGGCAAACCTGTTGCAAGGTAAATGCGCTCTGTAGTTTCTGATGCTAATCCATATGTGTCTGCGAAGCGTAACGCATTCTCAACATGGGTTTTGTATTTAATAAGTGTACTCATATTCTATATGTCCTGTATATAATATCTATATTTATGTATATATTTATGTTGTAATAATATAATCTGGTAATTCTATACCTAATTCCATACGATGTATTTTTGTTGGTAAAATGAATGTATCTTCTCCAACCTTACCAAAAAACGTGTATACTCTATTGTTGACTGGTATAGTAAAATCTGTAGTGGTAGCTACAATTACCTGATCTGAAACTAATGGAGTGTCTAATGTCAATTCCTCATTAACTATTGAGTACTCAGTACTTAACGTACCACCAATTGTTATTGTCATATAATTTTCAGGATAATTATTACTAACGTGTTCAACAGTTAGTAATCCAAATGTAATAAGTGGTGGATACATTTGAACAAAAGGTGTTTCTTCACGATGTAATTCAAAATATTTCCAATCATAGTCATTACCACTACCGTATTTTGGTACAATAGATAATGAAGATAATTCCTGTTTAGTACTATTTATAGTTTGTTCTACAACCTCTGTTCTTACCCAATCAATAATATGATGAATAAAATCACCCATTGCAGAACCAATATCTTGTAATTGAATACCCTCAGTAACAAGAGCAAAGAATTTCATTCCCGCAGGATGTAGATTATCTCGTACTGGTTTTTCAAATAATGAAGTTGATATAGATGATTCTAATACATATGAATAATCTTGATAATATTCTGAATCTTGTATATATTTATTCCACGATAAAAATCCTTCTGTACCTTCCCAATAACCATCACCAGTAATAATAGGATCAGTAGCGTCCAATGTAATTGTAGGTGTAATTTCTCCATCTACATTAATTGAGTCAGCACCAGTAAAAATACCTGTACGTTCAACCAATGATAATACAAATATTTTTTCATTAATATCATCAGGATCAGTAATTTGAAGTATATCTTTTACATATGCTACTGAATTAGTATCACTACCTATTATACTTTTATCGTAAAAATATAATAACTCAGAATATGTTTGAGATACTGTATATAGATAATATGGTTCAATCCATCTTCCATCAGAAGCTCGTAACATATCGACTTTAGGATAATATAAATCTACTGTAGCGTTAAAAATCATTCTAAAAAATGTTTTGAATGATTCTTCTGTTCCTTTTGTTTGGTAAAATTTAGTAGCGTTCTTTACTATAATTGAAAGAGATGCTTTATACTTTTCTGGTAATAAAGGTATATACATCTTTTTAAAATCTTCATAGAAATCAGATACAGTTTCATCAACATTAAGATAATCTAATAATTGTGATGGTATATTATACTCACCTAAATCACGACTTATATATTCAAAATACTTTTCTACGAATAAAGCAAATTGTGGATGTTCATCTCTTATATTGCTAGGAACAGCTCTACTTATGAAATGATCTAATTTAGTATTACTCATGCAAGCTTCTCAACTTCAATATCACTACTACCGAGTAGCATAATATTATTTGTACTCATTTTTACATTATTGTCTGTTGGGACTGCTTCTATATTTATTTCTTGACTCGTTGATTGTGTATAAAATACAGCACCAACTAAATCAATAATACCATTTGTATAATCTACTCTACCAATTGAATTACCAGTAAGTACACCATCTTTATAAAAATATATTTTACCTTGTGAATCGTCTCTTATTTCCCAAGTAGTAGATAAGTCAGGGTCAATCCATACATTACTTTGTACTGTTCCAGCATTGATAGAAGAATTATATTGTAAATTAACATTTGTAATAGCTGATGACACTGGCGTAATTTTTTTAGATAACGTAACACTTGTTACATTACCTACAATAGAACCATCAATATTATCAATATATGTAGTTAATTTAGAGAATCTAAAGTCTGTACTGAATGCACTCACACTCTCACTAAAATATGATGACACACCAGTTGTAATAGCGGTTTTAATTTCACCAATCTTTAATATAGTTTTTTCATCATTGTATGTAACTAAAGAAGTTATGTTGATATAAGTATATTCAGCATCAACAATTTCAGGAGTAATTCCTATAGCAGAGTATTTAATTAATATATTATCAGTGATATCTATTTTAGTTGCTGGTGATATAGTTAATCCGTAAATAGGTTTCACAGCAAGAAATACTTTTCCGTATTGGGGAGGTATATTATCTTCTCCACCCCATACGTTTAATGATTCGATAGCAGGATACTTATTTAATAATAAAGAACGATAATCATGTACAGTGATTGCACGTTCTTGAGTTGAATTTACTAAAGGCCCGTTAAACTTAATACTTTCAATAGTTTCTTCATCAGCACCACCAGCCGACTGATATAATGTAGTAACAGTAAAATCATTTGCATTATACGTAGCTACGTCAATAATATTATCAACAAGTGTAAATATTGAAGCATCATTAGCATCTTTTCCTTTAGTTGCTAAATATGTTATATCAATAGCATTATTAATAGCAATAGCTTTACCTAAATTATCATCACCAAAGTATATTTCTACATTACCATTCTCTGCTTCTTGTATATAATAAACTGTACTTTCATCAGTTATACTAGCCAAAGAAGAAGCACGAGTGTAATTAGTAGTAGTTGTTGAGCCAGAAGTTAATCTAATATCAACACTAAAATATGATTCATTAGCATCTACATCATCTTGATCTAATATGAAACGTTGAGTTGGATCACCTGATTTTATAAAAGTTTGAGTTCTGAAAACTCCTTGATTGATTACTATATCAGCTTCATATGTACCTATGGTATCTAGGTCATCTAACTGTACATCATCTGTAGTTACAAAAGTAAATGTTTGACTGTCTACCGCAGAAGTGAAACGTGTTCCTTTTGGTACAGTAATAATACCACCTAAACCACCATTAGGATCTACAGTAGGAGTAATAGAAAGATTAACAGTTGATATAGCAGAACTAATCTGTCTAGGGAAATAATTTATATCTTTAACACGAGCAACAACGTTCTTTCTAATTTGTGCTGAATCGAGAAATGCTTCACTCATCACTAAATTTGATGTGAGAGCGTTGTAATGAGTTACATAAGCGAGTGAATCTAATAATACGTTAAGACCACTTCCATCGAAATTATAATCACTGAACTCAGATTGACTCTCTAGGAAAGTCTTTATATTATCTTTGATTGAATCAAAATCTAAATCTATTTCTGCTGCCACGTTAGTTTACCTTTTTCAGTATGAATGATATTACACTCAAGTCTATATTGTTTAAAATTTTGAAAATTAATTTCACATCATACGTAGCATTATCATAGTCAGCAGTCACACGAATATCTTCTACACTGATACGTGGTTCGTACTTATCCAAAACTTCTTTTATTTCTTCTTTTAATTCTATAACGACATCTACACCCATTGGTTCAAATAACAATCGACCAACACCACTTCCCTTTCTCGGTTGCATTGGACTTTCGAAATAATCCATATCTAATAATGTTTCAACAGATTGTTTAATTGCATTATCATCAATGACCTTAACTATATCTCCAGTCAATGGATGATTATTAAAATCTAATGATATATCAACGTAAGTATTTTTTATTTTAATTGCCATATCTTCTATTTATCATCCCGCAAATACATTTGAAGAACCTTCAGCACAAACAGATCCACAAGCGACACTATCACCTATTCTTCCTAGTGCCTTACCGTTTACAAATACAGTAGAACTACCTTGCGCTAATGCACTATCATGACAACTAGGTACAGGATTACAATGAGTAACCCAATGATCACCTTCTCTATGAGCACCAATACCATTAATAAACACATCGGAACTTCCACTATCACATACTCTAGGTGGAAAAGATCCATGTCCTGTACATATATCACCTATTCTTACTATTGCTTGACCCATTAGTATAATCTCTCCATTAATTCTAACAAACTTGCTTTATGAGCATCCCAACTATTAATAATAGTTAGAGTATATGTATTTTGCTCTGATTCTAATAGTAGGTCACCAACATCAAAAAATTCTACTTTAATTATAATCGTAGCATCTCTAGATATAGTCTGGTCCGGCTTCCATTGATACACATCATCACCTTCCACAATATCCAATGGTTCATATGTCTCTTTAGGAACTATTCCATTTTCCATATACAATATAGGAGAACCACTAGTAAATTCTGATAAAGAGTTTCCTGTTATATAAACACCATTCTCATCAGAATTAACAAAACTCGTATTTGGCATGTCATGAGATATCACAGTAAACACACTATATGACAAATCAATATCATCTGAACTCGCACTTATAGTAAATGACGTATCGTTAGGTTTAGTTACATCATCTAATATTAATACTATAGGACTCCATGTAATAGCCATTAGTTAATATCTACACGTCCAGCGGTTATCTTAATAGCTGGTCCACCCTCTACAGTGATACCTCCACTTACATTAGAACTTTGAGAACCGTTTACAGTTTCACTATCTGAACCTGTGATCGCTAACGTCTTATTTGATTTAAACGTTTCTGTTACATCACCTTCAATAGTACGTGTTACCGTTCCTTTCACCAATTCTGTAACATTACCTTCTACAACCCTATTAACATTCTTTTTAACTTGTTCTTCCACATTCCCGTTAACCAATATATCGGCATCACCATCGACAGTGATACTAATATTGCCACGTACATGAAGATGTTTATCTTTATGTATGATCTCAAAATCATCTCCTACAATCTTATGTACTACTGTTCCATCATTATGAACTTCTCTAAAAGTTCCTGTTCTATGATACTCATGTATTCTTTCCGCACCCTCTGTATCATCAACCTCTATGATATGTCCACTCTCACTTTCTCTAACGTGGTTGTATGGATACTTCGCTGCATAGGGACTCGATGGTTCATCCCATTCTCCAATGCCGTTAGCTTTAGTGACACTCTTATCTAAACCATCTTCTTTTAACTTAACTATGGTCTCTTCGGTCTTTTCATTACGTGATAATCTATTTGTATCCGCTTCTTCAATGAAATCACTCTTAGGGTATATTCCATTAGGATCATTAAATCCTATTTGTCCATTAGGTTCTTTCTGTGGTATACCACCCAACGTACCAATAATAATCAAATCATTCATGAATTGACCATCACGAGAGATACCTACTACATGCGTTCCCTCTACAATACCTGTAGGAGATTCACCTATACCATTCATAGCCGCGCTTGTTATTGGTTGTAATGGATACGCCCAAGGTAGATCCTCAGTAGGAATACCTTCACCTGTATTGTCATCTCCAACTTTGATATCACTATGTAAACCCATGATACGGACTTGTACACGACCTAACATCATTGGGTCATGTCTATTCTCTACCACACCATAGAAGACTGGGGCGCCTGTTAATCCTGTTATCATTCGTACCACCTATCAGAGCTTAATTCTAATGATTGATTGTATACCCCATCAACAAAAGAATGTCTTACATTTGTAATTAAGTATTTCTTAGGGAATATTCTATGGTCTTTATCATCACTACCTAATACATTTGTTTTATATTTGTAATTAACTGTCTGTCCTATTGTGATATTACTATTACCATATACATTGACTATCACATTAAAGTTATCAAAGAGTTGAGCATCACCACTCGATTTCTGATTCCATTTACCACTCTCACTACTATCATAGTTTTCTGACATAAAAGAGAAACGATTCAATGTAGAGTAGTCTCCCGTATTGGGAGCAAGCGTACCACTATATCCATATTCATGAGTAGTCAACGTTTTGTTTATTATATTGTGGTTAACTGTAGTATTACCAAAGACACCTAACATCTGATTATCACTATTATTAAACATAGTAGGAAGATACGATTCAATAACAATATCTAATTTCTCTTTCGAATTGCTCTTGATAACAATATTCTTCCCTTTCTCTAACAATTCAAATGGTTCACCATCTTCATAGAGACCACGTAGATATCTAAAGTTAAAGCCTACACTACTCTCATAGAAGATAAAGCCAGCATCTGCATCATCATTAGAGAAACCATCTATACTAGTCCTAGCTAAATAATTGAATAAGGTTAATGGAGTCATTCTAGGGACAACAATCTTACGAGGATATTTTGTACCATCAGATAGAATCTCATCTTCAAATCCTAATGTATTCTGATATATGTTGTTGATAATGTTCTCAGCATAATCACTATATGACTTACTAATTTTATAATTCTTATCTATAAATGCAATGGGAGTCGTTAAGTGTAGGGTATAGAATTGTTCCTTACCTTCACTAATGAAATCAGATATCTTTGATATAATAAATGTTTTATCTATAGTATGGAAACCACCCTCAGTACTCGTAGTCATTCTAAAGATAATCTTCTCACTACCAACCATATTATATGTTTCGAGTATTGACTTATCATCCTGAAAGATAATGATACCTGTCATAGCTGAAGCGGTTAGACTTTCGAATATATCTATTTGTATTGCATTATTAGAGATATCCAATTTTGTATTGTTATGGAATACTATTGATAACTCTAGGAGATTGTAGTCCCCAGGTCTTTGCCACTTATTCGTATTAGCCATTGATAGTAGTCTCAAACTCATTGATTAGCTGATATAAGTACTCAGGACGTAAAACCTTAATCTCACGCTTATCATTATTTATTTCTTCTTCATACTCTCTATTAGTGATTGTAACAGTACTCTGATCAACATAAGCAGCAATGACATAACCATCAGAATCCTCATAGTGATGCACAGCACTAGGGTCAACATATTTGTCAGCAATGTATAAATCCATCTCCACATCATTACGAAACCACTCCCCTAAAGGATCACTAATATCATTCATTAACAATACCACCCAATGATAGGTCACCTCTCCATACATACGGAAAGCAACATCCTCAGGCTTCTCACCCTCACTCAAACGATATAACTCATAGGTATTCACACTATCACGTACCATAGTATTAATCTTATAGCGAATACTTATATCAGGAATAACCACACCATTGTATTCTATCTTAGGAAATTTCTCAAAATACATTATAGTTCATACTCCGCTTTATCATAATCATTTCTTTCTAATACATCATTCTCTACAAAGGATATATTCAATGTCCATACCACAGGATGTCCAGAATGAAAAGTTGTCCATACACTATCAGGACTCATGTTAGTCGTAGTAGACGTAATGTAACATCTCTCACAACCCATTAAAGGTAATACCTTCCCCTGATCTTTATAATTCGCGCTATAGACAGCAAACTTCCAAGCCATAGGATACTTAAAGACATGAGCACTAGTACTAACAGGTAGACTATACTTTTTAAAGGTACGACATATGATTAATGCATTCCTTAATTCCGCTTCACTTCTAGGAGCAAACTCAAACGCAAAAGAAAACTTACGTAATCCCATACCACTAAAGAAAGATTCTATATTATTACTTAGAGCAATCCCTTTATCTTTAAATGTAGTTTCCGCTATCTTACCACCAGCACCCTTTAAAGCATGTTGTACACCTGTCTTTACTATCTCCCCCGCACTACTCATACTCAAATCACTACGAGCTATAGCAGAAGTCTCTTTAGTTTCCCAATCTAGTTGAGTCCCATTAACCATAGACTGTGCTGGTACGTACATATAGATATCAGCAGCTTTCGTAGGTACTTCACCTTTATAGTTATCAATCTTATCAGCAACTCTCGTAACACCAATCTTATCTAGAATACTCTTAGATACTTTTTCACTAACAGTCTTTGAAGGTAGGTTAGCAGAAGTCTGAGGTTTCAAGGTAATATCAAACATAGTGAACTTTATCATCTCACCATAGTTATCATTACCAAAGAGGTCAATAGGGTATACTGTTTTGATATTACTTTTAGCGGTATGAAACTTATCATCCTTAGTAACACCTGTAAGATAATCAGTTGCTTTGTCTAATACATCACCTATCTTATTAGTAGTGAAATTATCTATGGTACTCTTAATTCTAGCCATTGTTTTTACATATTCCAGATAAATTTATATAGTACTATTTATACGTCCTGAGAGGAGTGGTATAGGTGAAATTTGATATTATTTTCTGTCCGCACACTTTTTTCCAGATAAAATTCTGGTCCGGTATGAATCTCCTGGCTATCAGAAAAACATATGACCACATTAGTTATACTATGAATAAGGCAGCCCACCAGAGTTACTATAAGGTTTTACTTATGTATCCAGAGTTACTATAAGGTTTTACTTATGATACGGCTGTTACTGCTGCCTTCTCTCGCAGATATCGCAGATAAATACTCATATGGGAAAGAAATATAAGCAAGGTAAGTTTACTCCAACGAATCCGCAGAAGTACTTAGGAGATATAGACGCGATAACTTATCGGTCAGGTTGGGAAAGACAGTACATGGTTTACTGTGATACTAATCCTGCTATCATACAATGGAACTCTGAGGGCGTGAAGATACCTTATAGGTCACCATTAGATGATCCATCAGCTAATAAGATACGTACATACTGGATAGACTTCTATATAAAGTATAAGGATAATACAGGGAATGTTGCTCAAGCGTTAATAGAGATTAAACCTCATGCTGAGAGTATAGAACCTAAGAGGGGAAAGAAACGCCAGAGAACTTATTTACGTGAGGTAACAACTTATATACGTAATCAAGCTAAGTGGAAATATGCTAGAGCTTTCGCTGCTAAACATGGATTGAAGTTCGTTGTGGTAACCGAGAAGACTTGTCCACAATTACTCAGGGGATAATTGTAGTGTTTGTATAAATAGTAGTGTCAGTCAATAAAGGAGCGAGAACTCCATTATGACCTAATCAACACTATTATCTTGCAGGATAACAACATGACTACATCTATTTATCACTACGTATATCGTATCACAAATACCCTTATCGGTAAACATTATTATGGTACTAGAAAATCTATAGGAAAAACTCCTAAAGAAGATCTTGGTATTAGATATTACTCTTCATCCTCTAATAAAAAATTCATATCAGAACAGAAAGCATATCCAGACCACTTTAAATATAAAGTAATTCGTACATTCTCCACTCGTGAATCTGCTGTAGAATTTGAAATATTTCTACATAACAAATACGATGTTAAGAATCATACTAAATTCTATAATGTATCCAATCAAGTGTCAACTGGATTCGACACTAGCGGTTTTGTTACTGTAAAGGATAAATCAGGAAATACCTTCAATACTCCAATGAGTGACCCTAGATACATATCTGGTGAATTAGTTCATATCAATACAGGGAGATTAGCTAAGAGAGGTTCAGGATCAGGCTGCAATAGGGGAACATTCTTATATAACAATAAACAATATGATATATTAAAAGATTTAGCAGATGATATTAATTGTCCTATGGCATCAGTACATAGGTATTGCTGTACAGAGAATGATAGAGTAATAACACTACCTTCTTATTGCCGTTCCTCATTCCTGCAAACTCTTGGTAATAGTGTAGACATCATAGGTAAATCATTCAAAGAGCTTGGATTTGGATTTATAGCAAGATAGTTATTACACCTTACCTCTCACTTTCAAATACTCTTTCATAGCATCACTAGGTAGAACATCATTCTCATATGCACTTAGCCAGAAATCTGCATACGTACCTTTTATACCCATCTCACTAAGTAAACGATTCACTTCTTTACAGAAATCTTCGAATGTACCATTGTCATTATCAGCCATATCAATAACCTCTCTCCAAAGGGTAATTATATTGTAAGTCAGAACGCTGATGAACCTTTCTCACGAGCAATCAATATCCAGTCAACCTTATTGGATACTTCTAATATAAGCTTTCCGATATCTGTCTTAGTCATTAGAAATACTTCACTCGTGTATGGTCTGTACCTTCAAATCGTTTATCCATAGGTAGACTCTCACCACGTAACTCATTGATACCAACAGTTGTACCCTGATCAGAACTTTCCATATCAGCAACGTCTAGGTAACCATAACCTCCATAGTTGCTAGTACTCATCAATACACGTTCAATCATATTAATTAATGCTTCACGACCATCTTGATAGTCATCAGCAGAATTAAGTAATGTAAGATTAATTGTATCTTTAAGTACTTCAACATCAATTGTTTTTCTAGACATAATTATCTCCATCGGTGTCTCTGATATGTTCTTCCAAGCTAGTCAATACTGTCTCGTCATATACATAATAACGGAATTCTTGATCTAGATCAAGGTATTCTTCCTCTGAGATTGCCACACCTGTTACATTAGATACATATTGTTTCTCACTCATAACTCTCTCCTATCCGTAAACGATTTCATAATCTATTGTATCAACAACAGCAACATCGAACCCTTCCGCATCAGCTAGTTCAATAGCTTCCTTGATAGTATCTGCGCTGTCAAAGTTATCAGCACTACCACCCCACTTATATAGATAAGCTAAATGGTCTTCTAATGTACAGGTCACACCGTTCTCATCACTATACTCAGCAGCGGTGGTAAACAATAAGTAATTCGACATTTCTCTCTCCTCATCAATTAAGACCTATTATCACATGACTATTATACAGTGTCAAGGACTTTCGAATATTATCTGCGATTACTGCTGCCGATCCTTGCAGCTAGAGCAGACAGGCTACGAAACTATTATCCAGCACTTCTATTATACCATAGCTGGATATCCAGTGTCAAATAAGCTGAGTTAATTTAACATAATGTATATTATCCCTCTCTTTGATGCAGGAAATATATTTGTTGAATGAAACCAGTGACTTACAATTATTTCGGCGGTCATAAGAAATACTGATGAGTGCTTATTAGGGGTACTCAATTATCGTGCCAGATGAGGCGTATATAAAAATTTGATGACCAGAAAGTACTGGACAAGACAATGGATGTGATGTATATTATAATGGGGAGAGTGATCTATTTCGGCTGACCCGATAGGCTGCGCCCAGATAAAGCTTGACTCCTTTATATAGATAGGTCATAATGAGTCTTAATTGAGGAGAGATAGAGAATGAGATTTGAAAGAACATTAGTAGTAACAACTAAGGACGGTGAGGTATTCACTACTGACATCGTTGCTGACAACTCATCTGTATCAGTGTTCCGTAATGGATATAGTAACTGGGATGGTAAACGTTCTGTTGGTGGTTTTCGTGTTTACTTTACCGCTAGTGATGGTGAAGAGACATCAACGTTTGGTTCGACTCGTAAAGAAGCGATTGAGGAAGTTGCATATAGAATCGCCCCATATGGTAAGAGTCGTGGATTGACTTACGAATTAGTTAAAAAGTCTTAATTGAGAGGAAGTGATATGTCATTGAGTAAAATAAAGAAATTCTTTGGAGATGTCTCAGGATACAATGCTATGAGAGAAGCATCTCTACGTGAGCAATTAGAAGAAGCTCGTATTGAGAAAATTAAAGAACTTAATAGACGTGCCAGATTAAAAATGGTTGGTGATGCTATTATGAAATACGCTGCTACTCCTGAAGAAATTGAATTAGAGGAAGCTGAGAGGAATTGGATATTTAGTAAATAACTCTTGACACCATATTGAGACCATGTAATAATGAGTCTTAATTGAGGAGAGTTCGGAAATGAGTAAAGTTTCTATTACAGTGTTGGATGATTTTGATGGTTTGACAGCTAATGTTGTTGAGGTCATTGAGCGTACTATTAAGCGTGGTAGTAGACAGAACCGTAAAGGTGTTCCTCATATCCCTGTTGATACTGTGAGCTACAAAGGAAATACCTATAGTGTATTTGGTTTAGGTAGTTCTTACGGTGTTCCTCATGCGAGTTGTATTTCTATTGGTTGGAGGTATTAATGAGTTTCTATTTTGAGAATTGGAAAGGTAAGCAGAAGCTAACATTGAAACGTGGTAGTGCTGAATGGGTTAATTGTGATACTCCAAGTATCTATGATGATCATGGTGCTGAGATATTTCATGGTAGTTCAATGTATCCTTATATTGGAGAGTTCGTTACTGAGTCAGGTCGTGAGCTGTTGATTAACTTTTTCGAGAAGAGTTCAATTGCTTTTGATAAGAAGTATCCTGAGATTAAAGGATGCTCTACAGAAGGTTTTGTTAAGCGTTGTATGGGAGAGGTTGTATGAGTTACGAACAGCGTAAACTAACTATTGCAGAACTATTCTATATGTTGAATGATACTGAGGATGGTGATATAATTGACCATGCTATTAGTGAGCTGGCTGATTATGGTGTTAATATTGACAGAGATATTTATTTCTCATGGGATAATGTATGAAGAAGTTTAAATTAGATATGTTTAAGATTCCTAGTAAGCTGTGGAATTCAGTTGTGAGTAACACTATAGATGGAATACTAATAGCATTTCCACTTCTAGCTATGACCTATCTATCATCTATTACTCTTCCATTACTAGTTGATGACCCTAGTGGGGGATTGGGATTTTTAGTATTTGCTGGTCATCTAATTGTTGGATTTGCTATTGCAGCGTATCTAGTTATGGTAAAAGTAAATTACGATAATGCTTGACACCATATTGAGACCATGTAATAATGAGTCTTAATTGATGAGGAGAGTGTTGATGACTTTATTAGGTTGGGTAGCTGTTGCGGTAGTTTGGTTTATTATTGATATTATTGCTGGTATTCATGACCAACAGAAGCGTTACAAAAGATAATTGAGGAGATAATATTATGATGACAGCTATTGAACAGGAAAAGCTAGGAGTTGGTAGTCGTGTTGGTATCGCATCAGGTTTTGGTAGAGGTTCTGCTAAAATACGGATTTCTAAAGTTACCAGTATCAATGCACGTATCATTACTACTGAGTTAGGTAAGTTCTCTGCCACCACATTAAAGAAGTGGGGTAATGGTGATTCATTCTATGCTGAAGAATTAACCTCATATGAGTACGCTCTCGATGTGAATAAACAGCGTGACGTAGAAGATGAGAAGAATATTACTAAAGGTAATGTTAACCAGAAGATTGGATTGCTCAAACAGAAGCTAGAGTATAATCATTTTAATCTTCAAGAACTCGAATCGTTACATGAATTTTTAGATGACCTATTAGAGGCGAAGTAATGTCAAAACCAAAAATTGTAAATATTCAAAGGTATGGTGATTTCGGTCAACCCTATGTTGCTGTGAGTATGTTAGCTCCTGATAATATCTCTAAAGATACTATGAGGAAAATTACTAAGCTTGCAGAAGCGATATCTGTTGATACGGATGATACTGATGTTGCTGTAAAATATCTAAAAGATTGGGGATGTATTGTCTGTAGCGATTACGAAGTAACCGTTGGTGGTAACTTGTAATGGCTCGTAGGAAACGAATTAAAGTTGTCTTATCTGAGAATATTGTATTGTCAGGGAATGCATCGGTTTCTTTTGAGATGGTGAACAATGAAGAATATGATCTTCCTAATAGATTACGTATGATTGCATACGAGGTTATTGATGGTAACTATCATATACAAGATATCATAGAATCGAGTTTTGATGATATGCCCTGGTTTGCTAATGATAGATATGGTATATTAATATCTGTTGATCATTTAGAGGAGTAGAATATGGAATTAGATTTTTTAACAGAAGATGAGAATAGTTTATTTGAACACTTCGCTACCAAGTTATTTGATAATCGTAGTGAATGGTATTTGAATTTTCATGGTACTCCTTGGTCAATTGAATCTGATGCTGTTGTTTATATTGATGAAGACGGTTGTGATACAGCGAGTTTTGGCTGGGGCGCAGAGTACTTACTTAATGAACACTTGACAAAAGAAGAAATTGTTCATATGAGTGAAGTCGGCTTCATTGCTAAAGATAAAAAGATATTTGCTTTTAGTAGATTCCTTATGGAAGAATTCATCAAGGCCACTGTATTATTGAAAGGTGCTGATGTAAAGATTGCAACGGTGACTAATAATTTAAAAATTCTTACTGATGGACTTGATGAAATCGCAAAGGATTATCCTCTTGAAGATGAAGAAGATGATTTAAAAAAGCTTGAAGATAACAGTAAATAACTTGCATATCATAATAGGTATGCTATACTGTATAGGAAATGTAAAAATATAAATATTTAATTCAACCAGAGGAGTCTGTCATGTAGTTATCTAATTTATAATAGAGAGCAATACAATAGAGAAAAAGCCCTGAGAACGTATTAGGGCTTTTTCATGTCTGACTTATATACGGGTCATTCTTATCATATATGTACATAATGACACCTATAAGGTACAATATTAACAGATATGATAACTATACTAGCCATTAACCCTCATATAACCCCTTAGTGATAATTTAACTTATCATAAATAATCATATGCCAGATACAGAAAACATTGCATTACAGAAACTTGCTGATCTAAGAAAGTCAGGTAAGAACATGAGCGCATCAGAAGCGCAGAAATGGTTGAAGCAAGTTATTCAACGATCTCAATTCGTCTCTAAGAAAAAGGGGAGAGTTGGAGGAAAGATTAATAAGAACTCATTGGTGCCAGGATTAATGGTTACCTATGTGTATGATGCTAAGACAAAAGATAAACTTCCCTATTGGGATAGACACCCTTTGATTATTGTTACCGATGTAACAAAAGATGGATGGTACGGTATTAACTTCCATTACCTAGCTGCGGCTCAGAGACTCGCATTATTAGAAGCATTAATGGTAAAGACTATTGGTAAATCGTTTAAAGAGCGTGTTGCTGTCTCTTATGTTGCTGATTGGCACGCCGCTGTATTATTACCTACGCAAAAATTTGTTGGTTCATCTAGACAGCAGGTTTATAAGGATTCACTTAGAATAGCTAAGAAGTAATTAATCAGGTTCTATCTGGTAAATTATTTCCTTTGCTCTATCACGCCATTCGTTCATATCTATACCATAATCTAACGCATCCTTAGTAAGAGTATACATGTCCGTTATGATATCAGTTAAGCCGAGTAGCTTTGTTGTATGCTTATGGTAATCTCTTAGGAGGTTCAAGTTTTCTTCTTCTAATGCTGCTATTTCACTACGCAGACTTTCTATATTATTAGTCACTTCAAATTTTTTTTTCAGTTTTAATATAGGGTAATACATACCTTCCGTCATACTTACAAACTCATATTTCTCAGATAATGATTCTGCATCAATCTTAGATATACCTATAAGATCGAAACCCCCATCACGTTTAACAAGGAATCTAAAATTTGAATCTTGCGCTTGTTCTTTAAAATGTTCTATCATAATTTATCCTTCTTACTAAACGCTCTAATTTTATTCCGCATTTCTGTTGCATCATCCATAACCCATAAATCATCTAGCAAAGTATTAACCGATTCAAGTTCTGCTTGTAGATCTATTATCTTCTCAGGAGCACCAGCTATAAAATCCGCAACCTCTTGACGCTCATCTTCAGGTACATCATCATGTATAATAGCGATATAATGAGCACCCCATCTAGCGATACGTCCTACTGAACATTCATTAGAATCTTCATGCGATGGAGATGAAAGCCAACCCTTTAATATATCACTATATGATATGTGTATTATTTTACTCATAATACGTTTCTTCTATGGTTCTAGTTTTCTTTTCTACAAACTTAGCATTATCAATATCATAATGTAGATCCATATCACTCATACTATTATCACCTGTAATAATATAATCGTCGTATTGTATAAACCTACCTTCTATTTGTTGAACAGATCCAATCTCTCTAATATACCAACGGTGAGAATCTTGCTCTCCTGAGTATACTTTCCTACCATGATCAACTAATGTTTCACCTAGACTTTCATCATCAATATCCCAATCTTCTTTGATATTAATAGCTGTTAAAAATTCTCTTACGCTTTGTTCATTCATAATAATTTCTCTTTTGTTAATTTCCATTTAGCCAATGCCTGCTCCCATTGAGAAGGATTTTCTTCTACCTCACAAAAGTATAATGTGGTTGCAAGCTCAATCTCTTCTAAATGTTCTTGGTTTTCCATAGTTAAAATATTAGGTACATTATCCATCACTTGTATCCATAGTAGATTCACGCCAGTCATAACCACATTCATTACATTTGAAATGTAAATGTTCTTTCTTTGCTTTCAACTGGAAACAGAAATCATATTCCGAAGATCTTACGAATTCATTTTCTACACGTTCATAAGAAGAACTATTAATAAGATCCCCTTCAGGAACATACGATGTATTAACATCATCACTATGGCATTTTACACATTTCATAATTATTTCTCAAGTATATCTGATTGACATACAGGACAACTAAGTTTAGGAACGAACGTATCCCAGTTCTTACTCCACGCAGCTATTTCTAGATCTACGCATCCATCATCCTTAATGATGTCATTAGGAAAGTATAACTTATCGAAATCTAATACGACACCACAATTATCACAACTTTTAAGATTCATTTTTATTCTCCAAGCTTCCTAACAGCTACCGTCACTTCAGGAAATATTTCTTCACCAAAGGTATCTATAATCGAATCATGGGTAGTAAGAATTTTAACCGCTTCAGCTATAGCAGCGTTCCATGCTTTCTCTTCCCATTCCTTATGTAGTTGACCGAAATTAGGATCATACGTTTCTTTATACCATTCTTCGAAATTCATTCCTATCCCCTATTAAAAGCTTGTGTTCGTGTAATTAATCCATTCTTCTTAGCGTTACGTTTAATAGCTTTTAACTCAGCTTGTACTTCCTCTAATGTACATTTTCCTAACCACACTTTCTTCATTAGAGCTAAACGGACATCTTCACTATCAGCAACGATACCAGCTTCCTCACATTCTTTCATGTTTCTTTTTTTATCTAAGCTTGCTTCAAATCGAGTTCTTGACATTCTTTACTCCACAATTCTTCAGCATCAGCCGGCTCTACAATAAATCCCAATGTTCCATCATATGTTATCCTTGCATGACCTACACCTTTATATGAGAATTTATATTCACCTTCATTTTTAAAGCAATCAACCATAACAGCTTGATCCTCAAACTTACCTAGATATTGGTCATCCTCTGGCGTCCATATAGCTTCCCTTTCATCTAAATATACTCTAAGATCTTTTACTGACATGTAATGTTTGTTATTCATAACTTATTCATAGCTTTTAACCACATATCATAATGTTTATCAGCGAGTTCTCTATAATGTTTATTTTCTTCTTGTAGCATATGAATTACATATCCTAGCGCAGCTACATATGCACCCATGAATATTGCTACACAATAAAATAATAGGGGTTCAATAACCATAGCTATACTCCACACGTACCCTGTTGTTGATGTGATTTATCAACATAGGTTTCTCCAGTGGTTTTCCATTTCATACAATCACTACCAATACATAATACTTTTGTAGTTATAGTTTCTGGCCCTCGATTACTAAATCGTATATAACCTTCTGACATAAAAGGACATACTTTTTTCTTAGCTTCACTTTCTATCATTATTCTTCTAACTCTATGTCATCCATATCTAATTCTGATATAGGTAAATATCCCCATCCCATACAATCACTTTGTAGGACACCATTCATTTTAATTACATCACCATAATAATCTTCTGATATACAGTGAAGTTTCATACCTTCTTCTAGTTCATCATAATCCATA